CAAGGCTTGAGACGCCGATTGCTGGGGGTCACAGTTTTGGTGGTCAGATTGCTGAGTGGTCTGAGCGTCATTTGGGTCGAACCCTTTTTCCGTGGCAGGTTCACGCTTTGACCGGTGCTTTTATGCACGATGACGAACTGCGGTTTACACATTCAAAGGCTTTGGTTAGTGCTGCACGTCAAAACGGTAAGACCACGATGAACGCGGCGATTGTTGGCTGGGCGTTGTCCGAGTTGCCACGCATCTGGGGTAGGCCTGTCCGCATCATGTCATCGGCTCATGAGTTGGCGCTGGCAACTGAAGTGTTTGAGGAGCTGCGCGAAACGTTTGAGTTGTGGGAGGAATCTGATCTGTGCAAGGTGACGTGGGCTTATGGCCGCCACCAAGTCAAAATGGCGGACGGAAGTGTTTACGCGGTGAAGTCGGCGACCGGGAAGAAGCACGGAGGCACATGGGATTTACTTTTACTGGATGAAGTCTGGGCCATGAGCGAGGCGACTATCTTCGGTGCTTTGTTGCCGTCACAGATTGCTGTGCCTAGCCCGTTGTGCTGGATGACTTCCACCGCTGGTGATGAGTCGAGTCGGGCGATGTCTAAGTTGCGCGAGCAGGGGCTCGGTCTGATTGACGCGGGCGAGCAAGGTGATCTGTACATGGCCGAGTGGAGTTTGCCGTCTGGCGTAGACCCGCTAGATCAAACCTATTGGGGCTACCCCAACCCCAGCCTCGGACGCACCATCACCATCAAAGGTTTACAGGCCGCAGCAGCCGCGCCTGACCGCAACCAATTCCTCCGCGCCCACTGCAACCTATGGGTGGCGGCAGCGTCATCGTGGCTACCTGTCGGTTTATGGAACCAGCGTGTTGCCGACGACTTAACCCATGACGGTGGGCCGTCGGTGTTGGCTGTGGATTCCGCTGTGGACGACTCTAAATACGTCGCGGTGTGGGGACGCAAAAACACCAGCGGTGAAATCGTTGCCGGTATCAAGTTCACGACTGACTCGATACATGATCTGTGGGAGCAAATAGCGGCTGCACTTGACGCCGACCCAAAACTAACGTTGGCAATTACTCCTTCGCTGGCTGTGCATACGCCTGAGAAATACATTCGCCGTAAACAGGAGTGGGGCTATGGCGAACTTCTTAAGTGGACGGGCATTTGTCGCAGTCTGATTGGCGAAGGCAAAATCAAGCATGACGGTGGCGAGATGCTGGCCGAACACATTGCCCGCGCCGTACTTGTCCGCGCACAAAACACAATCGTTGTTTCTAGCCAGCGGTCACCCGGCCCGATTGAGGCTTGCCGTTGTTTGATTGCCGCCACGGTCATGGTGTCTCGTCCCACGTCAAGTGGTCGGGTGGCGTTCGGAGTTTCTGCGTAAGGTACTTGCAAATGCAATTAGTTTGTGACAGACTCCAAGCACATGGGTATTTTCTCACGCAAAGTTGAAACGGCGCATTTCGCTAGCGCCCCCGTTAAGGCTGCCGCTGGTGCAGCCAATGTTGGCAACTTTATTGTTTACCAAACAGGCACCGACGAAATTAAAGCGCTGTCCGTGCCGACCGTGTCACGCTCCCGTGACTTGATCGCTGGCCTGATCGGCTCGCTTGAATTGAAGCACTACTCAAAACAATGGATGGGCGAAAACTACGAAGAGGTTTACCTTCCGCTTGAGCCGTGGATGGAACGCCCAGATCCAAAAGTTTCCCGGTCGTTCTTTTTTGTAAACATTTTCTCCGACTTGTTCTTTTACGGTGTGGCCTACGCTTACATCACCCGCCGCTATGCACCGCAGGGTGCAGGCCAGCAAGGATTCCCCGCAGCGTTTACATGGCTCCCCGCATCAAACATGTCCAGCGTCAAACAAACCGGCTACCCACAGTTCTACGGGCCATCAGATGAACTCGAGTTCAACGGGCAACCTTTGTCGGTTGAAAACGTCGTACAATTTATCAGTCCCATCGAGGGCATCCTAAAAATTGGCGCTCGCGCCATTAACACCAGCATCTACCTAGATCAGGCCGCAGACCGTTACGCCCAACTAGAAACCACACCCGGCTATTTACAGCAGGTAGATGGCGAAGATTTGTCGGGCGAGGACTTAGGTTCGTTGGCGTCGGCGTGGGCGCAGGCTCGTAAAGCGAACGCTATTGGTGCTTTATCTCGCCAAGTCGAGTTCCGCGAATACAAGACCAACCCGCAAGAGGTCATCGGCGACCAGCGAAAGTATCAGGCGCTAGAAATGGCTCGCCTGTGCAACATCCCCGCCTATCTCGTGTCGGCTCCGACCGAAGGCGCATCAATGACGTACCAAAACGCTGAGCAAGCCCGCCAAGACCTCTACTTGTTCGGCGCTCGCATTTATCTCGACTGCATTGAGCAGACCTTGTCAGCCGACAACATTCTGCCCCGCGGACGCTACGTCGAATTCAACATGGAAGATTACGCCGGTGAAGTCGCAGAAGATTCCCGCCGTTCAAACGAAATGGAAGAAGCATGATCCAATTTAAGGCCGTGCCTGTCACCCTTGACGCCGCTGCAGGTGAGGACTCACCCCGCACCATCACGGGCGTTGCTGTTCCTTGGGACACGCCTGCAACGGTGTCAAGTGGCGAATCTGTCATGTTTCGCCGTGGCGCATTTGACGTAAACGCTAAAGCACCAAAACTGATTGAGGGTCACGACATGACGCAGCTGCGTGGTGTTGTCACCGAGTTAGTTGAAGCCGAGGAAGGCTTGCTGTTTACAGCCAAGTTTGCTAAGACCCGCGCATCCGACGAAGCCATCGAGCTAGTCAAGGCTGGCGCGTATGACTCGGTCAGCGTCGGCGCAATCCCCATCAAGTTCAAATACGACAAGAACGGCACAATGGTTGTTTCCAAAGCCAACCTAGTCGAAATCAGTCTCGTGGCCCAGCCCGCTTTCGCGGATGCTGTGATTACAGAAATCGCCGCCTCACAACCTGAAGAGGATGAGGCAGACGAAACCCAACCCAATGACATTCCTGAGGAGGAAACCATGTCACAAGAAACCCCAGCGGTTGAGGCTTCGGCTGAAATCGTTCCAACAGCACCAATCGTGTTTGCACAAGCAAAAAAGCACGTTGGAATGCCAACAGCAGTTGAATACATTGCCGCAGCAATCGCCGGTGGCGACCAATGGCGCGCAATGTCTGAAGCAATCCGCGCAGGCGCACCCGACATTGTCACAACCGACACACCCGGTATCTTGCCAACCCCAATCGTGTCGCCTGTTTACAACAACTTCATCGGCCGTCGTCCAGTCGTTGATGCAGTCGGTGTACGCGCAATGCCCGCAGGTGGCAAAGTGTTCATCCGTCCAGAAGTGACCACACACACCACAATCGGCGCATCCATCGGTGAGCAGTCACCAAGCCAAGGCACAATGGTCGTTTTCAACAACCAAGTAACAAAGCAAATCTTCGGCGGATATGTAAACATCTCCGAAGCAGACATTGACTGGACAGATCCAGCAATCTTGTCAGTCGTGCTTGACGACATGGGACGTATCTACGCAAACGCCACCGACAACTACGCAGCAGACCAATTGGCCTCAGGCGCAACAGTAACAAGCAACTTTGCTGGCACGTCATACGCTGATCCGTCATATTGGGCAAGTTGGATTGCAGGCGCAGCCTCCACCATTTTGACCTCGTCAAACGGCAACCTGCCAACCCACTTGTTCCTTGCACCATCCATCTGGCAAGGCCTGTTGTCGCTTTCAGACGACCAGAACCGTCCATTGTTCCCACAAGTTGGCCCAATGAACGCATTCGGCAACCTTGCACCAGGACAAGCAAACGGCAACGCATTCGGCCTTCAGGTCGTTGTAGACCGCAACTTTGCAAACGACACATTCATTATCGGTGACGCATCCGGTTACGAACTGTTCGAACAGCAGAAGGGCGCAATCAGCATTGATTCACCATCAACGCTGTCGCGCACAATCGCTTTCCGCGGTTACTTCGCAGCCTTGATGATTGATTCCAGCAAGTTTGTCAAGGGCGTTCTCGTTTAAAAACGAGTTACTAGGTAGGGGAAGGGTCTGCAATGGCTGTCGCAACAATCACGTTCGTACAACGCACGGATAACTACGCCGCCATTCAGACCCTGACCGACCTTGAGGTTCAAACGGGCGACACCGTCACCATTTCAGGCGTCGCAGCCACAGGATTCAACGCCACCGCAGTAGTCATCTCCACAGAGCCGTACTACTTCGAAGGCACCACGCAAGAGGGCGAATTGTTGTTTGACTACGACATTCCCCGCCCAAACCAAATTGTTTACGCCAACACCGGCACAGACGTGGCCTACGGGGCGGCATCTGGCACTTTGACCTACACACAATCTGTGTCGTGGATCGTCGCAGCCGATGTCACTTCATGGCTTGGCATTGACGTTGCCACCGCTAACGACACCGCTTTCGTTACTGTTTGTGTAAACGCCAGCAACGCTTGGTGCTATCGCAAACGCCGTGAGGCTGGCTACATCGACTCAATGACAACGGTGCCTAGCGCCGATGTCAAACTGGGCACAATCATGTATGCCGCCACGCTTTATCGTGAGCGTGGTTCGGTGGATTCGTTTGCTTCGTTTGACGCTATGGGTTCGTTCCCTGTGCCGTCTACGTTGGGTCGTATTATGCAGCTGCTTGGTTGTGGTAGGGCGCAGGTTGCGTAATGCCAGCATC